CTTGTGATAGGCGGATCCTTGACATAGACCGTATCCGTCAGCGGCCTGCTGTCGTCCGCAGACAGACTGTCATAGATCTGCTGCTTGATCTCATCACTAAGCAGCTGTCCATCCTCCCCGATTACGTAGACATCAACCTCTCCCGCTGTAGGCGAGATCACCTGAGCATCCTTGACGGCGCTGGAAAAGGCAAGAGCCTTCGTCCTGTACGCGTAAGTCGGGCCGGTTGTCGTATAGGTCAGAGGTGCGTCATAGATCCGCTGTCTCAGATCATCATCATCTTCAGCGTCAGCTCCGCCGCTTGATACATCGAGGTTCATCACATCGTCAACCCCGTCGATCTCGTCGATCATCTCATTGATCTCGCCTGGCTGAAAGTCGTTTCCGATGGCCCCCGGAGTCTCACAGGTGGCTGTCACCTTTGCGATTCTCGAAGAGTTCTGCCCGCCGATTGCGGCTGTGCTGGTGATCGTGGAGAGATTAGGGATGGTCAGCTCAGTCTCCGTCAGAGCGTTTTCTGCAGCCCCGTTGCCAACTTCCCCCGGCTCAGCAGCTGCAGTGTCAATCGATATTGCGGTCTCTCCTGCTGCGAGCGTGGACTGCGTTTTAGCCCTAAAAATATACACCCCGTCGGCGGAAGAAAACTCTGTACCCGCAGGGATCACGATATCAGAGCCATATGCAGAGCTCAGCGTGATTGTAATGGTTGAGCTTGCATAAGTCGCGGCTTCGATCACCGCCTCCTGATCCGTTGTAAAATAGACATCATCCTCTCCGGTGACCTCTGTGCCTACAGGGATGGTGATATCGGCGGATGGCTCTTCTTCTGCCATAAACTGTAAGGTGCAGACTGCAGGGACAGCGTCATTTCTGGAGACGCCTTTGAGCGCACCAAGATGATCCAGATATTCGCCGTACGCATATTTCAAAAAATTCATTTTTGCATTCCGGTCGATCAGATTGACCATCTGATCCAAGATATCGGCAGCTGACAGGATGACTGCCCGCATCGGGTCCGTCCTTGTCAGCTGGAAGTCTTTTCCGGTCAGCTCTGACATCTTATCGCTGTAGTCAGCGATCATATCTGTCTCGATCGATTCTGCGGAGATACCGTCTGTAAAGTCGAGATCCGGAATGCCTTCCAGAACTTCGTCCAGGCTTTTACTCATCGCTTTCCTCCTCAATTAAATCCGTGTCCGCGCCCCTGAGATAGATCGTAGGAAGGAGCTTGCCGTTGAGATCATCTCTACCCATCTCTACCCGATCAAGCTCGACCCTGGGATCCATCGCAGGGATTACATCCTTGAGATCAGCCGCCAGCATATTGGCAGCAACCGGTGCGGGCTTGTCCAAAAAGTCAAAGTCTATGCCAAATCCCCGGTCAAGTGGGTATGAGCCCTTAGGCGTCTGCAGCAGAAACTGCAGCCCTCTGTCTATTTCTCTAAGAGTCTGCTCGTCATAAGCAGAGTCAATGATAAGATGCATCGTCATACCTCCTCTACACTCACAGCGGCCGTGGCGGCTATGGGCTCCCCGCCTGCCCAGGCGGTGTAGTCCGTATTAAGAGATGTGATCCGGACGTTTTTGGCAAATACCGGAGCGCCATCAAGCACAAACTTGAGCACCGTGCCCTTGATCGCGTAGGTCCTGAGTGTATGGCATGCTTCCTGTACATCCACTCCCAGACTTTTGTAGAGCGGGAGGTTAAAGGACCCGGTGGACCGGGCCGCTCCGTTAAACTGTGTGCCCGGGCGCTTATTGATATAGTTGATCTCGCTCACCCGGGATGAGTCTGTCCGGGTGAAGCTGTTAAAAGACAGGATCTTGTCCTGCGAGACCTCGAAAGGGATGTTCCCCAGCTGTCCAACTGCTCCCATTTAAAACTCCTTTGTCCCCTGGTTAGTTTTGAAAATGATGGATTCGGCCCTGACTGTAACCTTGCGCCCGTCGACCATCAGGTCCCGGCTCTCCATCTGCCACTCGTCTTTTGTCGGGCTGCCCTTAGGCTTACTGCCGGAGCCATTGTAAAACTCTCCCAGGCAGTAAGCAGAGCCGATGTCATCATCAACTAAGACAAGCACCTGAGCGCCTTTATCCGGCATGCGCGTTGACTTGGCAAAACCGCAGCAGACACAGACATCATCAAGCGCTTCTTTCTCTTTTCCTGTATCGTCAAAGAGCACCTTGACGGTGCCCTTCTTGTAATTCACCTTTTTCACTGTTGCTCTTTTGATCTGCATATCATACCTTCTTAAGTACCTGGAATCTGGTATTATTGAATCTCCCAATTTTGGACAGGCCATGCGCTCTTGCATAAGCTTCCGAGCAGTGGATGTCGATACCCAGGCCGGACCAGGTTGGACCCCCCTGCGCCTCTTCATAATCGACAACTTTCATTATTTTTCCTTTCAGCGGATGCCTGTTGTCAGTGATCCTGATGTAGCTTCCGCGCGGAACTTTAGAAAAGTTGTTACTTGCTACGCACAGGCCTGTCCAGTCTTTGACTGCATAGCCCATAAGCCAAGAGCCATAAGACCCGCTATAGTAGGAGAAACTCGCCTTGAGCGTCTTCGCTACCTTATAATCACCCTTGGATGTGGTCAGCCTGCCGTGCTTATTAACTGATGTTATCTTCGAGCTATCCGCTTTTTTCTGCGGCGTGGACAGTGACGTGAGCTCCGCACTGCTGACCCAGCCTAAAACCTTGGTCTTTTTCTCGACCTTTTTATACTTGATCGTCATGCTCTTAGCGCCGCCTGGCTTATAATTTTTATCCGTATGATAGATCAGGATGCCCTTTTTCCCGTGCGTCCGATCGTCCACGGTGTACTGTTTCCCGTTGATCGTGACTTTGGAGCCAATCGGGAGCCAGTCACAGGCGCAGGAGTGATTTGTGAGCTTGCGGCCAGTTGAGCCCTTGCCGGTCTTGCTCGTGTAGCCCTGCACACTGACCGTCTTTTTCTGCCATTTGGAGTAGGTCGGCAGGCTCTCGATCTGGTATGTGTACTTGCCTTTCTTGTCCACCTTCCGGATCTTAACTTTCATGCCACCTTTGATCTTTGTGGCTTTTCCGCCTTTAGATGAGCTATGCACATAGCCGCCCTTAAACTTGGCCTTACTGCCTTTTTTACGGTAAGTCTTGCCGCCGTTGGTGCTGTTGATCTTATGCATCTCAATCTCCTGCGTGTAAAAACCCGAAGATGATGGCTGATGCGTGACCTGATCTAAAAACCACTTGCCCGCGAGCTTGCCCCAATCGGAGGACAGCTTGACGGTGTTGGCGGCCTTGACTTTCTTGTAGCCTCCAGGGATCGTCATAGTCAGCTTTTCGATTCCCTCATTGGCCTGGGCCATCTTGTACTTGGCGATCCTCTTGGCGTCGGCCTTATCATAGCCGGCTGTATCCACCGCCAGAGTCCGGGAGATGTTGTGCTTATGGGCGACTCTCACTGTCTTCAGTTTAGCGTTCTTCCGGTTTTTCCCTTTGCCTTTCCCGAGGTACACGTAGCTGTAGACAGTCCTCCGGAATACCCGTTTAACGGCCACCTGATTGGCGTACTCTTTGGTGGTGGTGTAGTTTTTCCCCGTGGACTTATAGACCCGGGACTTATCCACCCCGGAGTCACTTCCGCCATCAATCCCCAGATGGATATATCCCAGGATCCCAGATGTGCGGCGGACCTTTCTGCACATGAGCGCACCAGATGTCCCGCCCCGGGTATTACCCTCATAGGTCTCTATGTTATGCGCACTGTGCACCTTATAGACCAGCCCTACATGCTGCACGGAGGAGCCGCCAGAAAAATTAAATACTACTGCATCCCCTGGGTGAGGCGTGTGGGACCATCTGCCGTGCTGGATCGCCCAGCTTTTCCAGTTAGGCGCGTAATCCGGATTCGGGAGACCTGCAATGGCGTGGCCGTTGCCTGATGTCCTTAGGCACCACCGGACGTAGGCTCCGCACCACGGCCCAGGCTGCCCGTATTTACTTCCGGACCTTGTGCCTATCTGCGATCGGCAGGTTTTAAAGAGATCTGCGAGCTTTCCCGTGGCCTTTGAGGTGCTCCGCATCCAGACTTTTTTCGTGTAGGTCTTGGTTGTGGCGATCTTGGCCCAGCCATCATCATAGAGCTTAACCACTTTCAGCCGGGCGCCTTTTTTAAAGGTACCCGTCGATGCGGCATGCCCGCTCTTGCTCTTTCTTGCTTTTGCCGGGCGTTTAAGCGTGGCCTGCTGGTAGTAGGTGTAAGTCGTCTTGATCTTTTTATGTCCTACCGTTACCTTGGCATCCTTCTTTTTCCTTTTGTCCTGATAGGTGTTGGTCGCATAGGTATAAGCGCCCAGGATATCATTGGTGTACTCATACCCCGACACCACCACCGACCGCTTGAGGGTAACAGCAGCGGCTTTCTGCGCATACCTTGACGCACTATATACATACAGCGTCCGGTTGGTGATCTTAACCCGGAGGCCGTACCGCTCACACAGATCAATCACAAAATCGCTATCCGTCGCCCCGTCCTGCTGGATCGTCTTAACCTTGATCGTCGGTCCGTAGTACTTGAGCTGCATTTTGTTCCGGCTTGCAATCTTTTTAATAATTGCTTTAGCCGTTGTTTTTTTATAGGTCTTGTGGTGCTCAGTCGATGAAAATCCGGAGTATGACGGCATGGACAGCGCCTGCACGCTGACAGCCTCCGGCTCCGGTCCTGAGATGCTCGCACTGTCTACATACATCTTGCCGGTCTTGATCGTCGTGTCCGGCTGGATCGTCCAATCCTTGGTCTTGATCGCGAGCGTAGCAGTCGAGCCCTTTGCTGGAAGCCCCTTTTTAAGATAATTAAGGTCGCTGTTATCCAGGGAAAACTCCGCACTATCACTGGACCCGTGGGCCACATCCGTGTAGGTAGCGGAGTCGATCAGCCTGGAGGAGACGCTCCGGCCTCCGAGCGTTGCAGTAACGGAAATAGACCGAGGATTCTGCGTCGTTCCGGAACTGGTCTTCTTGGAGTTTGCTTTGACCTCCTGATTAACTTTTGCCTTGGATGTTGTCATAACTCACCTACCAGTCAATGCCGTCCCCATTATCAGGGACAGCAGCACTATCGTAAGCATCATCCTCCGTATCGACGTTTGGATCCTCATCATAGCTTGCGTCATCATCAGAGTCAGCATCATCCGGAAGATCATCCGCGGAAGTATCCGGAAGAAGCTCATCGTCATAGGTTGAGTCTCCCTCGTCAATTACGTCTGGAATGGTGATCTCAACTCCGGCAGGAAAGACGGCAGTGTCAAGCAGCGGCAGATTGGCCTGCATCAGCTGATCCACCAGGAGATGATCATCCATCTGGTCATAAGCGATCTTGTCAAAAGTGTCGCCCTGAGCCGTCACATACGTCTCCGGCATTATTCAAACACCACCTTTCTAAAGCTCCTCGACTGTTTGTCATGCTGATACTTCTTCAGCCTCTTTTCAAAAGCCTTCTGGTTCATCTGATCTGCCTTCCGGACATCCGCTGCTGTTGCGCTGCCGTAAAGGTTATAAACCGGAGCATAGGTCACAGTAGCACTGCTGTTAGACTGGTTACTGATCACCTGTTTGCTTAAGTCATGCGGGATCACCCGGGTCCCGGATGGCAGGTCAACGATCTCTCCTCCGATAGCTCTCTCATTGATGACCGCAGGACCGCCCCGCCAGTTTGCCGTACCTTGCGCCAAATATGGTAGAGCCGAGATGTTAAATCCCGCTCCTCTTAAGGCCGAAGGCACCCATTTTTTATTTGGAAGATGGATATGATTAACCCCGGAAATGAAGCCATTAATAATGGAAATGACGCCATTTATCACACTCCGCGCGATTGACTTGATCGCACGGAAAGGATGTGCAAAGAGATTTTTTGCTCCCTGCCACACGGCGCCCCACTTTTTAAGGAATGCGCCCTTAAGATAGGACACTACCTGGTCTGCAGATGCCCGGAAGCTGTTAAATTTATCCTTGCACTTGCTGACCATCAAAGATATATCGTGCGCAGCATTTTTCCGTAGCTGAGCCGTACCCTTTCGGACGTTTGCCATAGACTTTTTAATCTTGCCCGCATTTGTCTTCCAGCCAGCCGCCCAGTGTGCGATGTGCTTTCCCATGGCGTGCAGGCCCTTCTTGGTGTTTTCCCCAAGCTGCCCAAGGCCTTTCTTGACGTTTGCCCAGGACTTCGCGATCTTCTTCCTGTTTTTGTAGATCAGCACCGCGAGAAGTCCGACTGCGACACCGATGATCAGGATCTGTGCCACGATCGGATTAGCGGCAAAAATTGCTCCGAGTTTGGTGACAAGTCCTCTGGCAGCGCCAATTAACTTAGAGCCCTGCAGGATCGTATGGAAATCCGAGAAAGCTTTGTGCACCTTGTTGATTGTTACCATCGCAGGAAGCAGCAGAGCGATCGCAGATACGACACCTGTGATTGCTACACGCGCACCTTTAGGGAGTTTCTGGAAGCCGGAAGCGAATTTCTGCGCCATAACAGCAAGCTTCATTGCAATCGGAGTAAACGCCGTAAGAAGAGGCTCTGCAAGCTCTGTTGCTGCAATCTTAAGCGAGTTCATCGCAGCCTTCATCTTAGCAGAGGCTGATGCGCTCTTCTTCTGCATTGCCTCATATGTTGCCCCGTGCGAGTGCTTCATTTCTTTTAGGTACTTCTCGTATTTGGTCATGCCCTTGCCAGACAGTCCTAAAGCTGCGGTCAGGCCTCGAACATTTTTAAAGTAGTCCTTCAGGCCGTCTTTTCCGGCTTCTTTCTGGACCATCTTGATCGCACCGGCGAGGCCCTTCTGCTTGATCAATTCTGCTCCAGTAGTATGATTTTTGTCATAAAACTGCTGCATGGCTTTCGACGGCTTGATAAAAGCTGTCAGCAAACCCTTGATCTGAGTGGATGCCTCTGCTGTGTTTCCAGAAAAGTTCGTAGTCGCGGTTGCCATAGTGGCAAACAATTCCTCATAAGAAACGCCCAGGGAATGCCCCAGCGGGAACAGAGACGCCATAGAGTGCGCAAGTTTTGGGAAGGTTGTCTTACCTAATTTAACTGTTTTGAATGCCAGGTCACTGACCTTCTGTGCAGCGGCATTTGACGTCTTCCCATAGCCATTCATCGCTGTTGCGATCATGTCAGCGGAGTCAGATACAGACGTTCCTCCGGCCTTTGCCGCGATGGCAATGGTCTTAAAGATCTTCTGCGTTTTTCTGCCATGATCTCCCAAAGTGGAGATTGTCTCGTACAGACCATCTGCCGCCTTGTTTAAGCTGATCCCCGTTGCATTGGCCGTAGACTCTACTGCTTTCTGATAGCCCTTAAGATGGCTGTGATTGTTAAGCAGTGTGTCCACGTTGGCCATGTGCGTTTGGAAGGACGCAGCAGACTTGATGCCATATCCCATAACGGCCTGAGCGGCAAGAGAAGCAGCGCTAAGACCTCTCTTGATCTTTTTAGCGCTGGAGCCAAGAGCCTCATCCAGCGACTTATCAATTTTGCCTCCAATATGGAGGATCACTCTTAAATCTCTCATTAGCTCTCCTTTACACTATCCAGCACAGCCTTAAGTGCGGCCTGCCACTCTGCCAGCTCCCGGATCGGCATGCTCCAGAAGGTCATAACATCCCCGCCTCCGTGCATGGCGATCACAAGATCCACGCACGCCTGCCTGACCGTTGCGGAGGTTAGGCGGGCTAATCCTCCGCGAACATAAAACCCTCGAAAGTATACTTAACCAAAAGCATATCCCGGAAAGGCAGACGATTGAAAAATTCCATCGGCTGGCCGGTTACCTGCATAGCCGCAGCCAGAGCATAAGCTGTGCTGGTCTCTCTCATCGGATTAGCGTTCTCTTCGAGGCTTCCAAAGCGGGCAGCCATACTCTCGATCTTTCTCATGTCCTGCCCGGACAAGTCTTCGAGACCGGACATGTCCAGACCTTCATAGGTCTTGCCCTCGAAGGTGTATGGCTTCCGGAACTTAACAAACAGATCCGCATCTTCTGCAGTCTTAGCCTCTGCCTTAACTTCTGTTTCCTCCGCTTTAACCTCTTCAGGCTCAGAGGCCGGAATAGCTCCGGCCTGATTGTCATAGATTGCCATTTATGCCTCCTTAAATCTGCTGAGAAATGTCGGATGACAGGTCCTGCCCTCCGATCTTGCACACGTTATTGAGCTTATCAATCTCAATATTTGGCTCGTCGGAATCACCGAAGGTATAGGAGTAGTAAAGGACCTCCACCGTGATCGATGCACCCATGTTATCCGCCTTTTTAAAGGATCCCGAAGTAAGCTGCTTGAAAAGCCCCTTAATAACCGCTTTTGCTGGCTTGTTGACGATAGATGCATCAGACATGTCGAGCATCTGCACCGATCCTCTCAACGTTACATCGACCTTGCCACTTTCCTGGATGATAGCGATTGCTGTGTCATCCAGGACGTCAAAGTTGATCTCTACAGTCATGCTCTGCGGCTGCCCCTGTACCGGAATCTCAAACTTTCCCGCTACTCCGGCAAAATCGCCGTCTACGGTAGCCGGCTGAATATCAGGGAGCTTTACTTCATTGCCTGTCCCCATCAGCTTGTTTGTGCCGTTGGAATAGACATTGAAGTTATTCATGATATTCGGAAAAAGTCCGCTTGCCATTACTTATCACCTCCTGCGATATTAGCCTTAAGAATGTCAGCGCTGTACTCCAGCGTGTCATAGATCTCTTTCGCCGGCGTGAAAGGCGCGACGTACTGATAAAAGCGCACCTTACCAGCCAGGATGTCCGTGATTGGATTTTCGGAATCCCTGAACTCAATGTGGCCTCCAGCCCACTTGCCCTGCGCAGTCAGAGCGTTGCATCTGATGTTCTCATCATTTACCAGAGCTTCAATCGCCCGGTGTGAAATGTTGGAATCCAGTCTGTCCATATAGCGGACAATAAAGACATTCGCCTGCCAGCTCATCATTCTTCTGACATTGATAAAGCGGTCCTTAACGTCTGTGACATTAGGGTACAGCGATGTTTCTACACCTGCAGTCTTCCATCCCTGCTTCCAGCAGGCAGTCACGATTCCCAGGCCGTTGACATCTGCCGCCTGATCCAGATTAAGGTTGAGCTCCTTAAAGCCCTCACTGGTGACAAAGCCCGCTCCAGTGATACCCATGTTGATGTTGGATGGCGCATTGCTCGGGCAGTCACCATTAGCAGCATCCTGTGCCTGCATGCCTGCACCGAAGACTGCAGTAAAGTGCATGCAGATATTGTCTGATCCTGCTTTGACGTAGTAAGGCCAGAGCACAGCCGCGTCTGCAGATGCGTAAGCGTTGTTTTCCTTATCCGTCTTAAGGCTTGCTACAGTCCATTTTCCGCTGTCGTTTCCCGTGTTAAGGGACAGCAGCGCAAAGGCGCGGAAGACTCCGTCAATGTCCTTAGTCTCTGCGATCAGCGCTGCACCAACTGCGGCCTGATCGTCAAAGCCAGGAGCAAGCAGTGTTGCCGGGATGACGTGACATCTGGAGTACACGTCTCTTACACAGGCGATACCTGTAGCAACTCCGTCGCCGTCAATCCCTCCAATGATGTCCTCAGCTGTAACCTTGGACGGGTCCAGCTGCTTTGCTGTAACCTTAAGTGTCTTTTCCGATGCAGCGGCTCCGGAGGACATCAGGCCGATCGCAACCAGTCCCTCGTCCGTAAAGGTCAGGGTATAATCTGTGTCTCTTACCAGGGCCTTATCCGCTGACGTGGTTACCTTGACCGTATCCAGCAGCACGCCTGTATGCTTAAGCGTTGCCATGCGATTTGCCACGTTGACGGTCTCGGATGTCAAATCCTTTGTGTGTTTCGCCGGATCCAGCACGTTAATCATGACAACCGGAGCGCATTTAGACAGTGCAAAGGACGCATAAGCAGACTCAGCAAGTGTGTATGTAAACTTGCTTACGCCGTTGGCATCCTTCTCCGGGCCCTGATAGCCGAGCTTATCGACCATGTCGTCCATAGACTCAATCAAAATCGGTTTATTAGTCACAGAGGTCGGATCCTCGGCCAGATTTACCGGCGCAGTACCGATTACCACCTGGATACCGGATGTCCCGTAAGTCGGAACCGGCATCTTTGTTGGCACCTCATTGACATAAATACCGTGTCTGTATTTAGCCATTCTCTACTCCTTTTCTGCGCGTTTATAAAAAACATAGGCCGCGCCCTTACCCTCTCTGATCTGCCTGACTGCCTCATGCTGTTTTGCCTGAGGGACAAGCAGCTCGTTGAAAAATTCGCCTTTATACTTCGTTCGTGCGGCCTGTACAGCCTCACGATCCTTAAAAACCATGCCGTGCTTCAGCCGGCCCTGCGTTGGTCCGATGTAGCATAATGGCGTAAATCGCTTAGACATATGGATCCTCCTCTTCCGGTGTTACTCTCATAAAGACGAGGTCCAAGGCTCCGAAAAAGTAGGGCCACATGTCCTCATCCGTGTCCGCATAATCACGCGGGAAATCGCATTTAAACTCACCATGGAGCACTGGCTTTACATCGTAGTGATCCAGCACTTTCCGGACGATCTCGCCGAGTGCTTCAGCTCCCCTATAATCGGTGCTGTCGTCGAATACTCCAAAGATCAGGCGCATCGTGATCGTCTCGTAAGAATCTGCGCCCTGTCTCTGCATGCTGGAGCGCCGGACGGCGATAAATGGAAAGTCATCTGCATCTGAGGACCCGTCATCATGCCTTGGCGGTGCGTAGGAAAAAACCTTGAGCTTCTTCTGCGTCCCGTCAGGACTGTCATAGATCGCGTCCTTGAACAGTTCCTGCAAATCTTTAATCAGTTGTGTTTTGAGCTCCATCATTTAGCCATCTTCCCCCAGGTTCCTCCGCTGTTAGACCGCCGGATTCGGTACTGCACACGTGTCTCCAGGTTATGCGCAAGCTTTTCTGCGATCAGCTTTTCTGCCTGTTTATAGATGCCTTTGTTTCCGGCAATCATCACGGGCACTGACGATCCTTTTAGCTCTTTTACTGGCAAACGGCTCTTACCTACACGCTGAAAAACACCCGTATGCCCACTGGCCGTCATTGCAAAAAAGGCTTTGATATCGCCTTTCTCCAGGGGCTTAACAGATCCGCCTTTTAGCTGTGCACCTTTAGGCGCTGCTTTTTTCGGATGCGTAACGCGGAAGTTTATTAAAGGCCTTGGAGCACCTTTGATGATGAGAGCACCCATTGGTCGTCCAGCGTTGGCCTTGATCATGCTCATAGACTTTTTAACATCCTTCTGCGTGATCCTGTATCTTTGGCTCGCCGCTTTTGCTAACAGACTCTTTGCATAGTTGAGCGTCCGGTTGGTTGCCCAAGCAGTGTCAATGGGCATATCGTGCTTGATCTCACTTAAGCGGATAGAGACTTTTTCCAGATCTCTCTGATCATAGTGCACCGTCATTTTGACAGGTTGATTAGAAGCGAACCCCATTAGACTCCCACCTTTCCACCGTGATCTGATAGACACCCATCTCGACCGTTACGCCCGAAACCGTAAAGCGCTGCCCGTCTATCGTAATAAGAGCGCCCCGCTTAGGGACGCTCCCATACTGATCAGCTTTTACGTAGAGCGTGGTCTGCCCGCCGAAAACCCCAAGGATCTGAGGATTTCCGGATGACGGTGACTCAAAGAGTTTGTTATCATCGATCAGCGCAATCATTGTCTTTCCGTTGATCACGTGCGAATCGCAAAACTCCTCATCGTTGAAAAAGATGGCATCCACATCCTTTTTAAGCTGATCCTTGAAACCCATGACTATCCTCTCAGCTTAACTCTGACAGTAGCCGCGTCTGCCGCTGCGGACTCTACCGCATATCCGGCATCCGTATCGGTGTTGGTTGTGGAGACAGTTCCTGCAGCCGAGGAGTAATAGACCTCTTTGCCTGCATCAATCGCGGTGGCGGCCTTCTTCGGCATGGTGTACACGCCCTCAACCACAACAGCTCCAGTCGCTCCAGCATCGATATCACCTCCGGCTACACCAACACGATCGCCAATTA